AATTTCAAAAAACGCACAACAAACCGCAACCGAATACAACCGCGCAATTTACAATTGGTTGGGCGAATCAATCGTTTGGAATCCGGAAAATGACGATTCCTATATTACAGAAGGTTACAGAAAAAATTCAACGATTTACGCGTTGATTAATTTAATTACAAAAGCGGCGACAACAATTCCGTTTCAAGTTTACGAAAAGACAAACGAAAACGATTATAAAAGATACAAGGCGATGACGTCCGGAACATTTGACGCTGCGACAATACACAAGGCTGCAATGTTGCAAAAACGTTCGTTGGTTGAGTTACAAGACACCGAATTGCATAAATTATTGGAACGTCCAAATCCGGCACAATCATATAACAGTTGGATCACTGAAATGATAGCATTTGGAAAACTAACCGGAAACCGTTACATCTACGGAATAGGACCGGATACCGGCGCCAATGTTGGAAAATATACTGAACTCTATGTGATGCCGTCGCAAATTATGGAAATTGTTTCCGGCGGTATTATGAAGCCGGTTTCTAAATACAAAATAGAATACAACGGAACGTTTGAAATACCGGCAGAAGAAATTTGCCACATTAAAGATTTTAACCCTTATTATGATGGAACGGGTTCACATTTATACGGACAATCGCCATTGCGTGCGGGTTTACGTTCATTAACAACAAACAATGAAGCGGTTCAAACGGGTGTTAAGTATCTACAAAACCAAACGGCGCGTGGTTTATTAATGTCAGATGAAGGCGACATCAACGAAGTTCAAGCGCAACAATTAAAAGATAAATTCCGAAAACAATTCCAGGGTTCAGACAATGCGGGTGATGTTATTATAACACCGAAAAGATTGTCGTGGGTTAACTTTGGGTTGAATGCTGCGGACGTTTCATTGATTGAGCAATACAACGCATCAATCAAAGATTTATGTAATATCTACAACGTGCCGGTTCAACTACTAAACAATACCGAATCATCGTCATATAACAATATGAAGGAGGCCAAAAAGGCGTTATACCAAAACGCGGTTATTCCGGAACTGTTAAAGATTAAAGACGAATTAAATCGTTGGTTGGCGCCAAAATTTGGGGACAAACTTTGTATTGAATTTGATTTTTCAGTTATTCCGGAATTACAAGAAGAAACCGACAAAGTTGTTGAGCAGTTGTCAAAAGCGTGGTGGATCACACCAAACGAAAAGCGTGCGGCAATGAATTACGGAAAAGATGAAGAAACAACGCAATTAGATGATTATTATATCCCGGCAAATCTTATTCCGGTGCAATCTAATGACGTTGAAATGCCCGTTGAAAGTATAGACGTTGACGTCAATAAGTTTTTGAATAAAAACGACGAAAAAAAAAACTCAATAAGTAAAGACGAAACCTTTACAACATACCCGCAGACCGCAACCAATAACGCCAAACGAATGATTGAATGGCGCGAAAAATACGGTGATGAGGTACGCGCGGGAACGGCTACCGGTTGGCGGCGTGCGTCAATGTTAGCAAACCGCGAACCATTAACAGTTGAAATGCTTAACCGCATCAAATCATTTTTTGCACGACACGAAGGCAACCAAACAATTGCGGACCGTTACAAGGACACACCATGGCGCGACAATGGTTTTGTTTCCTGGAATCTATGGGGTGGAACTGCAATGCGTGACTGGGTAAATAAAAAACTCAACCAAATAAACGATTAGTTTGGCAATAAATAAGGACAAATGGCAGTCGGCGTTCGAAAAGCAATTGGACATTGCCGAAAAAAAACAAATCGCCATTGTAAAGCGTTTTTATAAACGTGAATACAACAAAGGCATTGAATCGTTTATTGCAGACGGTCAAACCAATTTCCAATTATTATTTGACAATAAAGATTTATTAAAAATATATCGTGATTTATACACCGATATTGGAATGCGGTTCGCGAAATGGTACGTCAACAACATCAACAGATTTATAAAAAAAGCCGTTGACACGTCCGACGTTGATGATATTTGGCGCAATGCGTTTGGTTCCTATGGTTCGGCAGTTGGTGCGCAACGCGTCACGTTAGTAAGCGGAACGGCTAAACAAACGTTAATTAAAATAACACAACAATTGATGCGCGATTCGGAGTTTATGACATTGGGCGCCGTTGAACGTGGCCGTATATTACGAAACCAATTCAATAAATATTCACAATGGCAAGCCGAACGCGTTGTCAGAACCGAATCGACGGCGGCGGCTAACTTTGCACAAACGCAAGCCGCACAAACTATTTTTCCGCCGGACCAAATGCAAAAGGAATGGATTGCAAGTTTTGACGACAGAACCCGCGACACACATTCAGAGGCCGACGGTCAAATTGTAAGGGCAAACGATACATTTTTAGTTGGCGGACAACCAATGATGTTTCCAGGCGATCCCGCGGGCGGTGCAGCGGAATGTATCAATTGCCGTTGTTCTGTTGCTTATTTCCCAATAGAAGGCGCGCAAACTGTTGGCGATATTTCAACCATTGGTTTTGGCGTTGCCGGCGATGGATTTAATAATTTTTAAAAATCGTATATTTACAAAAATTTTTCAATATGAATACAATTCTATATAAAGCGGCGCCGGTTGGTGAATTAATCGACGCGGACGAAAAGGCCGGAATTATAAAAGGTTACGGAAGTTATTTCGGGAATAAAGATTCCGACAATGACGTGATTATGAAAGGCGCGTACAAAAAGACTATTGCCGAAAACGGTGAACGCGTCAAATATTTGTATCAACACGATATGAACCAACCAATTGGCAAAATGACTGAATTGTATGAAGATGACAAAGGGTTGGTATTCGTGGCGGAAATTGCTAAAACACAATTAGGAAAAGACGTTGTCGAGTTAATGAAATCGGGCGTTATTACTGAAAATTCGGTTGGTATTATGCCAATTCAAAAAAATAATAAAGGCGATTATAGAGAAATAAACGAAGTCAAACTTTATGAGATTAGCGCCGTAACATTAGCGGCAAACGACCAGGCCAAAATATTAGACGTAAAAGGTAATGTTGACGTTGAAAAACTTTCAAAGCGTTACGACAACCTAACAAAATTAATTCGCAAAGGCGAAATATCGGACGAAATGGGATTTGCCATTGAAGCCGAAATACAAAAACTAAAATCATTATTTATTGAGTTCACGAAGCCGGTTGATGAAATCACTTCGCCGAATGTTGAGGTAAAAAACAATGATTCCGAAGTGTTCAATTATTTAATAAATTCCTTAAAAAATTAAAAATGGAAGAAAATTTAAAAAACCAATTGGATCAATTCAATAATGCTATTGATTCAAAAATCGAAAAGTCTAACAACGAAGTTGTTGAAAACGTTGTTGTTAAGGCAAACGAAATCGTTAAGTCTGAAGTTTCAGAAATGGCGACTAAATTAAACGAGAGATTAGACGCAATTGAAGTATCTAACAAAAAAATGTTCAGCGCTAAAAAAAGAATGACATTCAAAGGCGCTTTAAACGAAGCATTTGAAGGTGGTGCAATCGAAAGCCTTGCAAAAGGTAATTCAAGAAGCGCATCATTTGAAATTAAGGCCGACATGACTGTTGGTGCTGATTTTACCGGTGAAGTAATTCCGGCGGACAGAGTTCCAGGATATAAGTTTGATCCAACAAGACCGACGCATATTCGTCAGTTATTGGCACAAGGTTCAACACAAAGTGACGTTGTTCGTTTCGTAAAAGAAAGCGGATATTCAAACGGTGCAGCTGCAACGGCTGAAGGTGCTACATTGACACAGTCCGATTTCGATATGACTGCGGCAGACGCTAACGTTAGAAAAATCGGAACTTATTTCCGTATTTCTGAAGAAATGTTGGCAGATACACCACAATTGACTTCTTACCTTTCAGCGCGAGCGCCGGAAAAACTTTTAGAAGTTGAGGACACACAAATTTTGAGCGGAACGGGTACGGGCGCACAATTAAGCGGAATTATTACTGATGCAACTGCATTCGCTGCGGGTGATTTAGCTGATTCAGTTGATAACGCTAACCAATTTGACGCTATTGTTGCAGCGCTTAACCAATTGGCAAACGCTAATTACAACGCGGACACAATCCTATTGAACCCGTCAGATTTCCACAAAATCCTTTTATTAAAAGATACGCAAAATAACTACCTTAAAGACCAAGTTTACAATGGCCTTCAACCGGTATTTATGGGCGTGAAAGTTGTTCTAAATACTGCTATTGCTGCCGGTTCATTCTTAATCGGAAACTTTGGCGTTGGAACACAACTTTGGGTTCGTGATGGAATCAACGTTGATTTCTTCAGAGAGGACGGAACAAACGTTCGTGACGGTTTCGTTACTGTAAGAGTAAGCGAGAGAGTAGCTTTAACAAACTATTTACCAAATGCTTTTGTAAAAGGAACTTTTGCCGCTGCAATTGCAGAGCTTGAAACACCATAATAATATTTAATTATTATAAATTTAAGGCCTGGATTTATTTCCGGGCCTTTTTTTTATGCATTTATTTTTAGGCGTCCAACAGATAACAACGAAAAAAAAACAAAAAAAACTTTAAAAAAAATTAAAAAAATTCTTTTAAAAGTCAAATAAAGCATTACCTTTGTGTCAAACAAAACAATAAACCATTAAAAATTAAACATTATGAAAAATTTTATTAAAGAGCAAATAAAGCAAGTTGAAAAGGAAATGTATCGCGCCGTTGAATTAGAAAATTATTCTTATGCACAAGCGTTATTTTTTGACGACTTATTGCCATTGCAAAAAACTTTAGAAAGATTAAAATAAAAACATTAACCGGCCCGTTTCGGCGGGCCATAATTTTAGAACAATGAAAACAAAAACCGGATTAACTATCATACACGACGGCAACCGCGTCAACGTGTACACACAAAACGAAATGCGAAAGCATAGCGACAAAAACAATTTTGAAACGTGGTTTACAAGCGTTTTAAACGCCTTAAATTTAAAAAGATGAGTAATATACCTAAACATTACGAAAACGGTCTTAAACACGACCTAATTGACGTTATTGCGTCTTATGATTTAAACTTCAATCGTGGCAACGTTTTGAAATACGTTGTTCGCGCCGGACGAAAGGACAATGAAATTCAAGATTTGGAAAAGGCGTTGGATTATTTAGAACGCGAAATATATCATTTAACAAATAAAATAGACATCAAAAATTTTTAATTATGTGGGGATTAAACTATATACCGGGCGATGAACCCGAATTCGAATGCGCCGTTTGTGGTGTACCAATGTTTGAGGACGCGGGGTTGTGTTCTTACGATTGTTATTTAGCTGATCAAATGTAACATTATGAAACAAAAATTTATTAAGTTTTTTTTAACATTATTATTTGGCGCTTTTGCCATTAGACAAATAATGGTATTCAACGAATTGCCAACGGCGATATTTTTATTTATTTTATCAATTTGCGTCGCATTGGCAAACGACAACTAAATGTCATAATTTAGTTTATATTGGTTTGTTTTAAAAAGCCGGTCATTAATTTGGTCGGCTTTTTTTTATAACTTTATAAAATGAATCCTAACGTTTTCGGTTGTTACGCTGAATATTTATTTGCCACAAAAGCGATGGAAAACGGCCTTTTAGTTTCATTCCCTTTGCTGCACACTTCAATATATGATTGTATTGTTGATTCGCCTAATGGTTTGTTTAAAGTACAAATAAAAGCTATTAATGAATACAACAGAACACGAAACCGAATCAATTTAGTTGACCATAAAAAAAACGGTTACAAAAAAAAGGACGTGGATTTTTTCGCGGTCTATTCAGCCGAACGCCAGGGTTTTTTTATTTTCAAAAACAACGGCAAAATTCAATCATTTACAATTGGTTTAGAAAAATATTCAAAATATTTTAATAACTTTGCGGCAATGTAAGTTTTTTCATTATTGTTTTCATTCTCTTAAAAAGCGTCACAAATTAATGTGGCGCTTTTTTTTTATCTTTACAAAAAATTATAGGTTATGCAATTAAAAATCAAACAATCAATTTTAAGAGGTGGCAAACGCTACGATGAAGGCGACAAAATAGATTTGCCGGATCACATCGCACAAAATTGGATTGCCAAAGGTTTAGCGTCTAAAATAGGCAAAAAGCAAAACAAAGAAAAAATCGAAACCAAAGAATTAAAGGTTGAATATATTGAAATAAAAGACGATGCGACAAATAAAGATTAATTCCACAACCGGAAATGAATTGTTAACGGCTGAAAACGTAAAGGATTACGTTCGTATTGATACGGCAGCCGATGACAATATTATTGCGGCTATGATTACACAAGCGCGCATTTGGTGCGAAAACTATATATCGCGAGATATAGTGCCGAAAAATAGAACGTATTATTTAGATTCAACCAACGGAATTTTTGACGTGCCATTTGGACCAATTGCAAGCGTTGAGGAAATAACCATTGACGGCACCGCAACAACTGATTATGAAATTTTAGGTTTAGACAATGAAACCATTGAATTAGACCAAGGCCCTGGCGAACGTGTTAAAATTACATATATAACCGCGGGAATAAATGACGCGTTAATTAAACAATCAATGTTGCAATTAATTTCAACGTATTACGACAATAGAACGGATTTTGTTGAGGGCAATTCAAGGGGAATTGGAAGTTCTGTTGAAATACCAACATCAACCAAATCAATTTTAACGTCTTATAAATCAATGTTTATATAATGAACGCCGGAAAATTAGATTCTAAAATAATAATTAAACGTTTGTCTAAAACACCGGACGAATTCGGCGGATTTAATTCAACATTGTCGGACGTTGCAACGGTTTGGTGCCATTTAACGCAATTAAAGGGTGAAATAAACGACAAATTCGGCAAACGCGAACAAGACGTCCAAGTCGAAATTACAATGCGAAAAAACACCGCTGATTTAATACAATTAGGCGACATTTTTACATTGGAAAATGATTCAAAAAAATATCGTATAAACGACAAATTTGAATTTGATTTGGATTTTTATACAAAACTATTGGCGACAAAATCGGAATAAATGAACGTAAACCTAAAAATTGACCAAAGCGATTTGAACAAACTTAAAAATAAGTTAGACAAAATGCGTGCGTTTGAATCCAAAACATTGTCTAATGAATTAGGTAAAACGGGAACGGAAATTGTAAGGTTGGCCAAACGTGAAGTTCCGGCGCCAACGGGAACATTAAGAAATTCAATTAGCGCACAACAAAGCGGTAAATCAATCAACGTTGTAGCTGCGGCACATTATGCGCCGTATGTTGAATTTGGGACCGGTGGCCGCGTTGATTTAACCGATATGACGCAATTAGGTATTCCGCCAAGTTATGCGGCACAATTCAAAGGCAAAGGCATTCGAGATGTTAATTTGCCAGCGCGTCCGTTCTTTTTTAGTTCGGCGCGTATAGGATTTAAAAATTTGTTGAACCGCTTAAATGGCGAAATTAAAAAAGCAATAAAATAATGTTAGAGGCGATACACTATGTCCGCAAGGCAATCATTGCAAAATTAAATAACAATATTACAATTGACGGTTCAGTTGTTCCAATTTATGGGCGAGTTCCGACAAATGCGACTTACCCATTTATTCGTGTTTATTCAGTTTCAAACGACGAAACGGATCAAAACCAAAGCACGTTTACAATAGAAACGATTACACGAATTGAATGTGTTACACGTTTTTCGAGTGACGACGGTGGCGAGTTGAATTCTAATTTAATGGTTTCACAATGTTTAGAACAATTACGCACACGTTCAGCGAATTATATTGACTTATCCGCTGAAGGTTTTAATGTATATACAAGCGTAAACGAAGGCGTTAAATATTTACAAGACGATTTGTCTGATTTTACATATTTTCGCGCCGTCATTGAATTATCAAATAAAATAGAACAATCAACACCAATTGGCGGTTTACAATCTGAATTACAAAACGATTTACAATCTTAAAAAATAACTATGGCAAAAATAACCTACACAAATAAAACAGACAACCAAACGTCAGCATTGCCGGCCATAAATAAAGTGACCGCCGCCGATTTGAATGAAATTAAAACGTCCGTCAACGACATTTATGATACATTGGGCGGGTTTGCATTTTATGAGGACGCAACAACAAGCGCAACACCAATAAATTTGACTTCGGGCGTATGGACCGATTTAACAAACGACAAAGCCGGGACCGGTACACATTCGCATTTGCCGTCATATATTGTTGGCGATTTATGGGATTCATCAGCAAATAAAATTGACACATCAAAAGTTGGTGCCAATAAAATTTTATTAATTAGAAACGATTTTGACGTAACTGCCGGCGCTGCAAATACACGTTTAGACGCACGTTTATATTTTCCCGACACCGGAAAAACAATTGAGTTTTCACACGACAACATCGCGTCAAACGGTGATTTGGTCCGCTATTCAAGAACAACGCAAATATTTACACGAACAAGCGAATTGACCGGCGGTTGTAAAATTCAAATTAAAGTTGATAAAAGCGGCGCAACTGCGGTTGTTGAGGATTTTGTTATAACAGTTTTAAGTTTTTAAAAAATGAATGATTTTAAATTATATATGCTCAACACGTTTTCGTTTATGGTTTCGTTTACTGCAATTGACGAAGTTTTAAAAATATTATTATTGGCCGTTTCAATAGGGTACACCGCACAACGGTGGTATTATTTAAACAAGAAAAAAGACAATGACTAAAAATTTTTCGATTTCCGAATTTGTATGCAAAGGCGGCGATTGTAAAATTAGCGCCGACGTTAAAAACAATCTTATTAAATTGGCGGACCAATTACAGATTTTACGGAATAAGGTCGGAAAACCTATCAAAATAAATTCCGGTTATAGATGCGCCAATTACAACGATAATGTTGTTAAAGGATCTAAAAATTCAAGACATAAAAAAGGTCAAGCGGCGGACATTGTAATTAACGGAATGACGCCAAATGAAGTTCATGAATTAGTTTGTGAAATGGTTGAATTAGGGCAATTAGGTTTTGGCGGAATTGGTAAATACGAAACATTTACACACGTTGATATTCGCGACTATTCGGCGCGTTGGGATTACACAAAAAAATAAATTATGGCAAAGCAATCATATAAAGACAGAAACGGAACAACGCGCGTTGGTGACGCATTGCGTTGGTTAGTTTCAAAGGGCAAAGAAGTTGCGCCGGAATTATTAGACATTGCCGGCAACATTACCGGAATTGAAAGTTTGAATTTATTAAGTGATAAAATAAAAAACGACGGTAAATTGTCCGAAACCGATAAACAAATGTTGTTAGCGGAATTAGAATTTGACGTTATAGAAATGCAAGAAGTCACAAAACGTTGGACGTCAGACAACGCGGCGGATTCATTTATGACAAAAAACATTCGGCCAATGGTATTGGCTTTTTTAACATTAACGTTGTTTATTTATATAATTTTAGATTCATCAATTGGTGGCTTTAATATTGCGGCACAATGGATTGATTTATTGTCAAGTTTGTTGTTGTTAGTTTATGGCGGTTATTTTGGCGCGCGATCAGCCGAAAAGATTGTCAAAACCTGGAAAAAATAATGGCAAAAAAACAAATCAACATAAATGACTTTAAAAGGGTAAAAAAAAAGCGTAAAGGCGTACATTCTAAAAATAAGAATTCAAGGTGTAAATCATCTAAAAATTACCGAAAAAAATACAGAGGTCAAGGACGGTAATTTTAAAGAATTTATTTTTTTTATTTTTTGTATTTTTGTAAATATTAAAACGTAAAAAAATTATGGCCTCAAATTTATATTATTCAAGTGATTTTCAAAAATTATCTTTTGGCGACAACGGTTTGCGAATTATTTCCGCGTCCGGAACATCTGTTGCCGGTGAAACATTCGGAATTATTCAAGCGTTAGACGATTCAACAATTAGTTGTGACATTGATTCAACCGGCGGTGACGCGTCAATAACTTCATTAGCATTAACAAAAGGCGGAATAATATTTGGAAATTTTGACGATGTTTCCGTTGCAAGCGGTAAAGTAATTTGTTATTTAAAATAAATATATGTTAGGTTTAGGATTACAAATACATAATATTTACGACGAAATTGCAACTATTCCAATAGGCGATTTTATAATTTTAGAAACCGGCGGTTTTGTGTTAGCTGAAAACAATGACAATTTAATAATTGAATAAATAAAAAAATTATGGCGAATAAAAAATTTAGTGATTTTACCTTAAAAACTGATTCAGCAAATGTTGATTTTGTGGTTGGTTATGATGGAACGGACAACGTTCGAATTGCGCCGTCAGATTTAGGCGGTGGCGCTACTAACTTAAATGAATTAACAGATTGTTTAGTTGATACTTTATCTTTATATGTTGGCGAAGTGCCGAGCGGTTTGAGTGGGAATCCACAAGGCAATTCAATATTAGGAATCGACGCCGGAAATGCTTTAACAAGTGGCGCGAACAATACTTTATTAGGAAATAACGCCGGTAAAGCCTTGACAACTGCCGCATCAAATGTCATAATTGGTAAAAATGCCGGTCTTGCTAAAACTTCCGGAAGTAATGCAACTATAATTGGCACATCAGCCGGACGTGATACTGCGAGCGGCAGTTTGGTTGTTTTAATAGGTTCAGAAGCCGGAATATCAAATACCGGTGACAATGCAATTGCAATTGGTTTTGAATCCGGCAGAGTTAACACGGCTTCAAATACTATTTCAATCGGTTATCATTCCGGATATTCACAAACTTCTGGAATTCAAAACACAAATTTAGGTTATCAATCCGGTTATGCAAACACAACTTCGGGTTATCGAACAATGATTGGTTATGAGGCCGGAAAAAATCATACCGGAATGTTTTCAACCGGAATTGGAATGGCCACAATGACGTCTGGAAGCGGAATGTTAAACGTTGCGGTTGGTTCTAATTCAATGAAGGCAAATAGTGGTTCACGAAGTGTTGCAATTGGTCATCAATCTATGTATAACAGTACAAACGCCAACGATTGCGTTGCAATTGGTCAAAATTCTTTACCACAAGCAAGCGCCGGCAACAACAACGTTGCAATTGGTAGCAAAGCCGGTGAAAACACAACCGGAACAAATCACGTTTTAATTGGATTTCAAGCCGGTGACTCAATCACAAGCGGATCAAATAACATTGTTTTAGGTTATGACGCTGATTCGTCGAGCGCAACAGTATCAAATGAGATAACATTGGGTAACGCAAGTCATACATCTTTAAGAATTCCAGGGATTCAAAGCGGCGCAAGTAATGGCGATGTATTAACGTATAATTCAAGCGCCGGAAAATTAGAATTATCAGCGGCCGGCGGCGGTGGTGCATCAGACTTAAATGGTCTTTCAGATTGTTTAGTTGATACTGATTCTTTATATGTAGGTGAAGTTCCAAGTAGTTTAAGTGGTAATCCACAAGGTAACACAGTTTTAGGTATAGACGCTGGTAATTCAATGACAAGCCAAACAAATAGCACGTTTATAGGTAACGATGCTGGTAGCGGAATGACAAGTTATACTGCTGCGACAGCGATAGGATATAAAGCACTTGCTGGAAATGGCGGTGGATATTCTGTTGGTGTTGGGTATAGAGCTGGTGTTAATTACTCTGGTTTATGGAGTGTGTTTATGGGTTATGATGCTGGTTTCAATGCAAGTTCTAACTATGTTGTAGCAATAGGAACAAATGCTATAAATAGTGCTTCTGGTGGTACTGGCTCAATAGGTATTGGTTATTATGCTGCAAAAGCAAATACTGCTACTGGGCATATTTCAATAGGTTATCACGCTGGTTACTCACAAACTTCTGCGCCTTATAACACAAACATAGGTTATAAAGCTGGGTATTCTAACACAACGGAAGATAGTCGTACTATTGTAGGTTATGAGTGTGGGGAGTATAGTACTGGAAGTGATAATACTTTTATGGGTCGTCGAGCTGGTAGAGGTACAAGCGGACAAACAAATTCTGGCAGCAGAAATACCGCAATAGGGCAGTCGGCTGGGCGTAGTATTACAACTGGTGCAGAGAATACATTTTTAGGTTTTCAAGTTGGGCAAAGCAATAGAACTGCAAGTTATAACACTTTTTTGGGGTCAAGAGTCGCATCGAATGTTACTGTAACTGGTGGTAATAATACTGGTATAGGTTATTCAGCTTTAGCTTTTTTGTCAAGTGGAGCTAACAACACTGTAATAGGTTATCAAGCTATGGACGCTAATACAGACGGAAACGATAACGTAGCTATTGGATATGGTGCTTTGGGAGCAGAAACAAGTGGAGATAGAAATACCGCTATTGGTTATCAAGCTTTAGCAGCGCAAAACCAAACTTTTGCTGCACACAATACCGCTTTAGGTTATCAAGCTGACGATGGAACAGTTACTGGATTTCAAAGAACTAATTTAGGCGCAAGTACTGGTGGTTCTGCTCCTACTGGTTCTAACATTACAAATATAGGTTACGCAGCTAATGAAAGCTCAAACTCTGCATCTAATGAGGTTACTTTAGGCAATTCAAGTGTTGCAGCTTTACGATGTGCGGTTACTTCAATTACATCACTTTCAGACGAAAGAGATAAATCAGAAATAAAAGATTTAGAATACGGGCTTGCTTTTATTGATGCTTTACAACCAAGAGAATTTGTATGGGATAATAGACCAGAAACAGACAAAGAGGGAGAAGAATTTTACTCTGCTAACAAAGGTAAAAAAGACTTTGGTTTTATAGCGCAAGAAGTAAGAGAGTTAGACAACGAAACTTTAAGACTTGTTTATTCTGAAAACGAAGAAAAACTTGAATTAAGTTACGGAAAACTTGTACCAATATTAGTAAAAGCAATACAAGAGTTAAAAGAAGAAGTTGAATTATTAAAATCATAAATAATGTTTAAAAACGTAGTAACATCTGAAAACACAGAGGAAAGCCATAAAGAGGTAATTACTTCACAGATACCA